TTGTCTATGTATGCTACAATTACAGCATTCTCGTCTTCGTATCCCGCATCTACTTCCAGGGTCAAGATAAAGTCGGTTTGTCTTTTTTTTGCTTCTCTTTCTCTTTCGATGGTTACCTTGTGGAATACTCCCCAGACATGATTGTTCGGGTATCCGAGCATGGCCACGTCTCCACAGCCTCCTACTAATTCTGCTTTGGCTCGCTCTATCATCGGTACTCTCTCGATTGGAATCCCTTTGTAGGCCAGTTTCTGGTTTGTGGTATATACGCTATCTCCAAGAGAAGTTCCTCTGGCTTTTAATAAATCCCGATAGGCATTCTCTACCTCCCAATTTACCCAATATCTCCATGCTCCTACATCGGTTAGGTATTCTTTAGGCATTCCACCTAACATCGCATTGAACATATTTTCCGGGTAGGTGGCTGCAGCAGGGTTGAAATCCTCTGTACTTCCTCCGTAGACTGCGTTCGCTGCTTGTTTTATCCATCCGTTGGATTTGCTTAAGACGTGATCCTGTGCGTAGCTAAAATCGGTATCTGCAAATAATGCAAATTCCTCCATATCTCTTCCTACTGCTTCTCCTAATAAATCTATTAAGGTTTCCTCGAAGTTTTCCTTTTCGATATTTCTCCTTAAGGCTTTATCCTGGATACTAACAATAGCCTGGAATTCATGAACGGTTAATTTATTTATTGCTGTGGTTGGTTTCGCGTAGTCGCTCTCTGCTAATGTTCTATGATCCCCTGATGCATCGTCTCCAGAATCCAATACCCTCCCGGTGAAGGATATTCTGTCTATGTGGGCTATTTGTGCATCCATTGGCATATATCTGGCTTCCGGGAGTATAACGGTTTTCTCCTGCATTTTTCTGATAAATCTGGTTAGCTTGGTTGGTTGCAGTACCGCTTCCCCTAAAGCATCGATATCCACTATCCCGCCTTTTAAGGCTCTATCAATTAATTTCAGCATTTCTCCTTGGCTCAATGACATTTGTATCATCTCCTTTCGTTTTTTTTGATTTGTTTTTTTTATTCTTTCTTTTTAATTGCTCTTCCCATGCTGTCTCTGTCAAGTCCTTTCAGGTGATCCTTGACGGTATATTTTTTGGGAGGCTCTTCATCTTCTTGCCCTTTTTCCGCTTTGGATAGGCCTTTTCTGGCCTTCTGGAGTTTATCCAAAGTTTCTTTTAAGGTTAAATTTTCCGCTTTTAATGCATCCTTTTCCTCATCCTCTTCTTCTTCTGTTTCCTCTTCTTCTTTTTCCTCGGGTGTTTCCTCTTCTTTTTCCTCTTCTTCTTTTTTTGCTTTCCCGGCTTCTTTTTCTTCTTCCTTCTCTTCTTTAGGAAGCAATGCTTTCAGGCCTTCGTTTATTGGTTTTAATTTCTCATCCAGCCTCTCGTCCACTAATTTAATAACGTCTTTTTCTTCCATCTCCAATTCATCTCCTTTCATTTTTTTATCTTTCAAATAATCAGGTTTCCTCTCTTTATCTGCTTTGTCAATTAATTTCTGTAATGCTTCAAGAGCACTTTTTAATTTAGCAAAAGTATCATCCGATATGCTCCTCCCGGCTTTGGTCGCTTCCCTGGTTAGCTTTATGGTATTCTCTGTTATCTGGTCCAGGTCGTCTTTCTTGAAACGTTTTATAATTTTATCCCATACGCTCTCGTCTTGTTTCTCTCCCTGGAGCTCTGTTTTTTTCTTTATGGCAAAGAATTTCGCTTTCGGTACGCATGGCTCATCTACCAAACTAACAAATGGCACGAGCCAATCCTTCCCTAAATCTGCAATCAAGACTCTTTTCATGGCTGCGTTGAGGGATTCATCTACCCTCTTTCCTTTGGATACATCATTCATTATGCTCTTCAAAACATTGCTTTGTATTCCCATTATGCTAAACCCGGTTAGTTCTCCGCTCTCTACCTTCTTCCAGGCTGTGTCGTTTATCACTTTCGCTGCTAATACCCATGTTCCTTTTGGCAGGAGCATTTTCTCTCCAAAGGCTTCCACTTCCCAGGCCATCGGTAATATAAAAGTCTCTACTGGTTTCGCTACATTATTCAGGCCATGCATATAATCGATATTCCCATATTCCTCCATCCACTTATGAGCTACTCCTTCTATCTCCTCCGCTGTTAGGATCTTCTCTCCTATATCTTCATCGAGGTCCGGTTCTCCTGGTACTAATACTGCAGCATAGACTATCCGTTGTTTTTCTACCTTTTTGAATATTGGTCCAGTTAGTTCCGTTCCCTGTTTCTTCTCTTCCCCTGGCCATTTCTTATTGACATTATAATATAAGTATACTTTTAAGGCTTCGTTCATACCCTTTTCGGTGATATTTGCTTTAGCTTCATCAAGCAGGCTTTTTAATATGTAGGCTACTTCCACTTCTTTCGGATCTCCGGATTTAATTTTACCATCGATTATGGCATACTCAATTTCGTAGTTTTTACCGGTATTGTATTCTGTTAATATTACTGCATCTGGGAATGTATAAATTATATAGGATTCTTTAAAGTCTTTTTCGAAGTGTATTCTTAATTGCTCCCTTTTTTCTTCATATGATCCCTCTGCTCCTCTGGCCTTTTTCGCTGGCATATTCTCAACTCCTTTTATTCTTTATTTTAACTATTCCCCAACAAAAAAGCAGAGCATCTTTCCGAGTAATTCTGGCTCTCGAAGGTGCTCTGCTGTCATCAGGAGTTATTAAGGAATGTTAATTGAATATTTTACTTTAATACTATTTTACCAATTTTATTATTATCTGTCAAGGGTCGTTCAGGCATTTCCCATAAAGTCTTGTGTTTCTTCCTTCCGCAAACTATCTCTATGTATTGCTCATCAATGACTTTAAACAATAAATCCCCGCATTCTTTGCATCTTATTTCTCTTACTTTTCTCATGATCCCTCCTCTATGTTATTCTAATTAAATCACTTTCATAAAAATAATCCATTGCCGGAGCTATAAATCCTTCTGGCATAAGATAAGGGATTAGCGTACAACGACAGTTATGTGTTATAATGTTATTAGAAACATAAAAATTGTCTTTTGTTTGGAGGTTGTACACATGTCCATTAAAATTACTTCTTCTGGTATTAATAATATTATCCATCTTTATAGGAACGGATATTCTATTAAGGCCATCGCTAAAAATTATGGTGTTACTCATAAGGTTATTAGAAAGAGACTTGTTGATAACAATATCTTTATTAATTCCAAATTTCTTAATATTGATTTGCCTTCTGATAAGATTACAAATCTTTACCAAGAAGGTGAATCTGTTAAGTCCCTTGCTTCCAAGTTTAATGTTTCCAGAAATGTTATTTACCGCTACCTTACTGAATCTAATATTTCGGGTAGGAGCAGGTCTCAAGCTATGTATATTAGAATGGCCAAGACCTCCAAAGCTGAACGGCAAAGACTTACTGCAAAAGCTCACGATGCTGTCAGAGGTCGCAAGATTGGCATGGATGAGAAAATTAAAATGGCTATTAAAAGAAAAAAGACCGGACAATATATTGGAGCTGGAGAAAATAAACTTTTTAAAAAATTGACTAATAGAAATATTAAGGTTATCTCTCAACATAATATCTTTGGTTATAATATCGACCTCTTTACTCCCCCTTCCATCTGTATGGAAATCGTCTTTAGTGTTAATAACCCTTTTTACAGGACTCAATTTAGAACTCGATGCATATATCTCCTCAATGCTGGTTTTAACATAATTATTATTTGGGGTTCTAATAGGAAATTCAACGTTTCCAAATGTGCTAATTACCTTATCCCCATTATTAATATTGCCAAGAGGAATCCAACCTTTAGAAGTCAATATTGGGTGATTAGGAGTTCCGGACAATTCGTTGCCAGAGGAGGTTTTGATGGTAATAATTTTACCTTTATAGAACCTTCTGTAAACCCTTTTTGTTTCAGTAGCGTCTATTAGGGTATCACCAATAAAACAATTTATCCATTCCGCTATTGGTCCTGTTCTATCCCCTGGCCTTGATAATCCATTACTGAAGTTCCCTCCTACCTTTGATATCTGGCCATCTAAATATACATGATCTGCTGTATCCTCTGGTTCTAATCCTCTTACTCTTTCATCCCCGGCTGTTCTCCACATATCGTATTGAATCCCAAGCTGCAGTTCGGTTGCTTCTGCTCCTCTGTTTTGTGCTCCATTGATTTCTGTTCTGGCTACCCTCTTTAATTCGTACCCTTCCATATTTTCGAATACATTCCCCAGGTTATCCGCTGCTTTATCTATCCCGTATCCTTTTTCGTAACTGTCTTTTAGATTTCCCATAACCTCCCCGGTCATCCTATCTATGGTCTGCTCCGACGCTATAAAGGTTTGGTCTTTTAAAAGTTCTGATATTTCATCGCTAAATTCATTAAAAGCTAATGTAGGTAATACGGGAATTGTAACTTTGGGCTTTTTTGGTTTTTTTACTTTTATACTGCCATTTAAAATAAAGGCCATATTGCTTTTTATGCTTTTCCCCAGGCCTTGTTTTTTAAGTTCATTGACAGTCCTGGTCATGCCTGCCCTGATTGCCTCTTGCGTATTATCCATGACAATATTAGTATATTCCTCTTTGGCTTCCGCTAATGGTGCAAGTAAGGCTTTTAATTCCATGTCCGAGGATGGTATCCGGTCCAGCTTTTTTAATTGCTCCAGTACCTCTTTATTCTTTTGTCTTATTAATACTCTTAACTTCTGATATAACTTGTTTTCTTCCTTCATCAAGTTCCCTGGAATCTTTTTCCAGGTCCGCAATTGCTTTTGTATACCTTCTATCTCTATCAGAAGTTTTATTGCTAGTTTTGTTGACATAATCAATTAACCCCTCGATTAATTTACTTTTTAAACCTTGCAGTACTCCGGTTATTTCGCTTTCCGGTATAAAGTTCCCTGCATCAATTGCCTGGCCATTTATATAATGCAAATCCATCGCTGGATTATCTTCACACTTCTCTACTCCAAAATGATCCCCTACATATTCTATGGCTTCGTTTGGTGTCATTACTGCACATCCAATTAATTTAACTACTCTGTCAATTTCTTTATCAATGTCTTCCAGGTCAATGGAATTAAGTTCCCATTTCCAATCGGTTATTCCGAGGGTCGGTAGGATCTCATGGTTCATGATATGATTATAAACTTCCTGTCTTGGTTTGATTACGCTGGTGTAATATATAACGGTTGACTCTGCTCCCAGGTTGCCTGCTAACGTTCCGGTCTCATATATTCCCATCCGGTATGGTGGTATAGCATGTGCGGTTATAACTTCGTTCCGGTTGTCTACTCTATAAAGTCTGAATGAAGCTTCTTTGATATCGGTAGATAAAGGCTCTACTTTTACTTCTATCTCTCCTCCCAATGCTGATGCTGATTTTGGTATGGTCAGAATCATAACTGATTGCGGATTCTTTATAACCTCTTTAAATTTTTCCTCTATATTTTTGACCAGCTCTGTTTTTCCGGTATCCGGGTCTTTATCCCCAGGGTCAAAGTCTCCACATATCGAAACCATATAAGCTGGCACTCCGTAATTATTAAAAAAGGCTATATTGTAATCTCTTCTGGAGATATCCCCGGTAATCGCTCCGATCGCTGGTGTGATGTCCGGGATTCCGTAGAAGCAACTCCTGGGAGTATAATTTACGTTCCATATAATTTCGTTTCCCCTGGTATCTTTATCCAGGCTCTTCCCTGTTTCTTCTGCTCCTGTATCTCTTTTTACATCTTTTTCATAATCGAATAACCTGAACCAATTCTTTTTATTATCCCTGGCCTGACAGAATTTGTTTCCTTCTTTGTGTATCCTTACGGTGTGTGCTGGGATATGTCGGATCTGGTTTACTGGTCCATCGAATGCATTTTCTTCCCTGGCTATCTCCATTGAAAAAAATCCTACAAGTTCTTTGTCAAGCTGTGTCTTTTTTATGGTCTCCTCCAGGCCTTCCTCCTGGCCTTTTATGAATTCCTCTATCGCTTCTTTTTGCTCATCGCTTGGCTTATCCACTAAAGGCACTAACTTCCAACCGTTCCCGGCCACATCCTCTGCTTTTGTTCTGCAGGCTCTCATATGATAGGTGTTAATCTCTAATAGTTTTGCCATAGTAAGTGGTTCATATAATGGCTTTACCAATGATCCTTCATTATAATCTGCATTTGCAAATACATCTTTCCCCAGCTGCTTACTCTCTGCTGTCTGGTATCCGGCCAGCACGTCTGTCTTTATTACTTCCGCTCGGTTGGTTACCACGCAATATGGCACCCATTTATTTGCTGTTATCGGTGCTTCTTTTGTACTCTTTGTCATGTTTTATCCTCCTCTCTTATTTAGAATAATGTTTCCGGGATCTTGTTTATTCTCTTGTTCGCCATATCAATATATTCCTGCTTTAACTCTATTCCTAAATATTGTTTCCCCTGCTTTTTAGCTACTACTGCTGTTGTGCCTGCTCCGCTGAAGGGGTCTAAAACTACGCCGCCTTCAAAACCTGCATTACAACCGCAGTCGGTATAACCGATACATTTATAATCTGCTGTTCTACTTGTCCCGCTTTTTTGCTGTCCTTTAATTAAATCTCCATTCCAATTACAACTATTTTCACCATGAATAATTTTCAAATCCATAATAAAATCATAAGTATTATCCAATTCTAAAATTTGTTTCAATTTTTTCCATTCTGGTATTGTTGGTAATGTTTTCCCATTTTCCCAATTCCATACACATCCCGTTATGCCTCCAGTGCGGGAAGGGAAATTTTTGGCTATTTCTTTTATTGTTAAACCTTTTTTAATACGAGCATTTTTAAGATACTCACCTGCATCATCCCTAATAAGTACTCTTGGATTATAAGATAGACATTTTTCATATTCCTTACTTGGTTCTAATATCTTCTCTCTCGCCTTACCGCACTTCTTACAAACATATTTCGGACACCCTGCCTGTATCATCGGTTCAATTAGCTTTTCGGGGAATGTAGCGAAATGTGCTTCCTTAAATGGTCTGGTTGTTACAGTCCAGACGGCTCGCTTGTTGCGGCCTTGAGGATTATTGCCACCTACACATAAACCATCAGAATCATTTCCTCTTGATACAACACTACCTTGTCCCCTTTTATAATTTCCAGCGTAAGGAGTATTATTTTTATATGGTTCTTTGGTGTTGTAACTTTTATTATTTCTTAATGCTTGTCTATATCTAACATCGCTTGCGGGGGCATAAGTTTCAAACACCTGCTCGAACCAATATTTTTTATTCTTAATGAAAAAATAAATATATTCAAAATCGTTAGTCATATCATCTTTAACAGAAGAAGGCATACAATTCGGTTTTTGCCAAATTTTAGTTCTTCGTTTAATCCACGCTCCATATTTCCTTTTAGGTTTAAAATATTTTAACAATTCTTTCGGTATTTTATCTAAAGGTAACTCTAACATTACTCCCCCTTTTTATTATGTGGGCAATAACCATAAAATGATTTTGATAAATTACAGTTATGGCAAAGGACTTGAAAACCATCTGGAAAGTTGTTTTTTATTAACCAGTCAAATATATTGGTTTTTATTTGCTTCCTATGTATATTACCGTCATTATTTATATGGTCTATCGCTAAAAATTCTATTTGTGTTTCTCCACAACATTGACACTTCATTCCATAATGTTTTAGAACTAATAATCTTTTCGCTTGCCAACGCTCTTGAACCTTAACCTTTGTTTTTATATAACACTTTTTTGATTTCTCTTTAAAATATGCTTTATTATTCTGATAATACTCTTTTCTTTTCTTGATAAATTCAGGGTCATTTTTCTTCTTATCGTGATACCATTTTTGATAATCCCTATTTGCATTACTTTTCTTCTGTATTTCTTTTTCTCTTTCTGGGTTTTTATTTCTCCACTTTTTTATATATTCTCGATGATATTTTTTGTTTAATTCTTTATCTTTTAATGGCATAATAAATCTCCTTTTTATATGGTTTTACCGTTTATTATATTATACCATTATTTATCAATGTTTTCAAAACATATTCTTTTTCTTCTTTAGTTAAATCATCTCTTAATATATAATTAGGATTAGTCATTTCAAGGGCAAATCTTTCAGGTATCATCACATCATTTTTATTCTGCATAGTCGTTCCTAAATTCACCCAACAAGTCCCGTCTTTTCGTAATACCCGCTTCACTTCGTCAAAGATGTCGCATAAATGTTTAATATATAGTTCGAAGGTTGGCTCAAGTCCCAGGCTTCCTTTCCATGCTCCACATTTAGAACAGAAATTACCCTTACCATTTCCCTTCCAAACTTCGGGATTTCTTTCACTACCAACTATTGAATTAACACCCCTAAATCTTATATCCCCTGCTTTAGTTTCTATTGAAAAATCATGCTCGCAACCTTCTACACCGTCCCAGATAATAGGTTCAATACCGAAATCTCTCAACTACAAGCCCCAGTAAGGAGGGCTGGTAACCACACAATTAACTGATTCATCTGGTATCGTTTTTAAAATTGTTAATGAATCACCTTGTATTATTTTATTAACCCACTCTTGTTGAGACATTTGGCATCACCCCCTTTATGTCTTTTTTTATAATTATATCTTATCTTTTTAATATAACATCCCTCATTTCTGGTTTTCTTCTTTTCTTGTTATTTATATATTCTTGTCTTCTTCCCTTATTCATTTCAACGTCGCTTTTTATAGAATATACTAACCTAATTGTAATGAATATTATAACTAAAATAAGTTCACTTATGAGAATAATCCTACCTATATTTTCCATTTCATTCCTTCCTTCTCTATTTTATATATCCTATCCATGCTCTCTTCTCATCTACAATCTTTCCCTGGGTGTTTCTTCTCTCGTAAGATTTCAGGCCCTCGGGATAATGCCTGTAACCGTAAAGCATAATATTGTTTTCCATTGGATTGTAGGCTTCCCGGTAGGTTTTGTTGGTAAATTCATAATAGCTCATTTGCATTGAATTCTCAAATATACATACTGCATGGCAGCCATAGGTTCGCTTCCCTTCTTTAATGTAGTATCCGCTGTAAATAACAAACCATGGATTCTCTATCCCCAAACATCGATGAAGTATTTCCTGAATCATAATTGCCATGTCTTCACAATCGTAGGTTTTTAGGTGGTAGGTTTTGTATGGTGGCTGCCAATTGTCTTTTATATCGCTCACATATTTAAAAGGCTTTATAAATTCTATTAAATTACCTATATTCTTAATCCCTGCTGTCGCTTTGATATATTCCTGCTCTTGTTTTTGCTCCTCTTCTGTTATTGCCTTTTTCGGCCATTTGTCTTTAAAAAAACACATCTTATTTCCCTCCCCTTATTGTTTCTTCTTTCTTTTTATATATCGTAGCTATAGCTTTTAATTCATACGGTGTTTCGCTGTTTCTTATTATCTCTACATTTATTTCTATCTCGTTACTATTTATGCCTTCATTGGTTAATAAATAACTTTCTATTTTTGCTGCCAATTCCTCTCCAAATCTTTTTATTGATTTCGTTTGGAGATATTCCGCTTGCTGCTCCGGTGTTGGCTCTGTTTTCGCTTTGGCTTGCTCCTCTACCTTTTGTTTCCTTCTCTTTATCTTCCCTGGTAAGTCTAATCTTAAATGACACTTTTGACAGGCTGCCATCAGGTTGTATGGCCTGTTGTTGGTTATGTCATGGTCTATGTGATGTACTGTAAGTATAACTTTGCTCCCGGTTACCGGATGTGGCTTGTAGTTTTCCGCTCCGCATAATTCGCATTTATTTTCTGCTCTTTCCAGGATCGCTTGTCTTATCTCTGGCCAGTCATCCGGGTATTTAGAATAATCGATAGGCATATCATTTCTCCTTCCTTTTGAGATATATCATGGTCTTCGTTGGTTTAAGCTCCTCCCCTTTTTTCCGGTTTATCCCCATTTCCCTACATATAGTATTATAACAGCAATCATAAAAAAAAGATAATCCTTGAAGTGGTCCATAATCTCTGGTTATCTTTTCTATGATATCTTCTTTCCCATATCCTTCCACTATTAACTTTTTAATCTGCTCCTCTACTTTTCTCGATAAAAACATTTTATT